TGAAGAAGTGCAGGCGTATTGCAATGAGCGAAATAATGGCATTTCAGGGCAACAATTTTGCGACTTTTACAGCTCCAAAGGATGGAGAGTAGGAAGTCAGCCGATGAAAGATTGGAAGGCGGCAGTGCGTACATGGGAGATACGAAGAAAAGACCAATCGACCCCTATAACGCAATCAAAGGCGCAAATTTCAACGCCAAAACGCATTCGCTTTGACGAATACGGGAACGAGATAGTTTATTAAAAAAATAGCCTTTAAAATGCAAAATAAAAATATACCACATGACCCAGAATTGGAGGCTATCGTACTTGGGGGCATGCTTTTGGAGAGTCGAGGTGTAGTCGAATTTATCGAGGTGGTCAAGGACACGAATGTATTTTTTAGTCAAAAAAACGCGTTAATTTATGATGCTATTCTTTCACTTTACAAAGCGTCTAAATCAATAGACGCAATGACTGTGAGGGCTGAATTAAAGCAAATGGGAAAGCTGAAAGAGATAGGAGGAAGTTCGTACCTTATGGAATTAACAGAGCGAGTATCGTCCTCTGCTCATATTCAGAACCACGCATTACTACTCATGCAGCTTTATGTTAAGAGAAAGAGTATCGAGGTAGGTTCTAACCTTGCTGAGCAATCATACGAGGAGGATACTGACATCTTTGAAGTCTTAGATAATTCCTACAAAGAGCTTGATAAGATTTCTGATTGGCTTTCCATTAAGCAACCTAAAGAAATAGGCGATTATCTGACAGAAGTACTCAAGACCAAAGCAGAGAGGGCGGGAATACCTACCGCTGTGAGAGATATTAACCTCAAGCTCAACGGATACCAACCGAGTGATCTTGTAATCATAGCAGGAAGACCTGCCATGGGAAAGACAGCATACGCTCTGAATGATGCGCTTCATCAGGCACGATTAGGCTACCCCGTAGGGATATTTTCCCTCGAAATGAGCGCACGGCAACTTACAGCGAGGCTATTTGCCAACTATGCGGGGATAGATAGCAATAAGTTAGCTATTGGTACACTTTCACAGAGTGAGATGGATGTAGCCGTAAGTCTCCGTCCTTCATTCGGAAAGTTGCCGCTGTATATTGATGACGAACCTTTTCTCACGCTTTTATCGCTTAAAATCAAAGCAAAAAAGTGGGTGAGAGAAAAGGGGGTAAAGGTAATTTACATTGATTACCTTCAGCTTATCAGCAACTCACAGAGAGGACGCACAAGAGACCAAGAAATCAGCGAAATATCCCGTACCCTCAAGGGGTTGGCTAAAGAGTTAGATATACCCATCATTGCCTTATCTCAGCTATCCCGCGGAGTAGAGACAAGAGGAGATAAACGACCTATGCTTTCAGATCTCAGAGAATCGGGAGCCATAGAGCAGGATGCTGACAATGTACTATTCCTATATCGTCCTGAATATTATCAGATACCCCAATGGGAGGACGGCACGCCAACCGATAATGAGGTAGAGGTTATCATCTCAAAGTTTCGCAATGGCACAACAGGAGGGATAATAATAGGCTGCCAGCTACAATACATGCGCTTTTTTGAACGAGGAGGAAGCGTAAGCATGAATATTCAACAAGAAAATAATTTACCAAAAATTGACCCTAAAAACAACAGTCCATTTTAAAATGAAAAGTACAAAATTTTTAACAGAACTAAGAGCGAGGGGCTTACAAATCACAGAAAAGGAAGCGCAACACCTCATGGAAATAGCTGTATCTAATTACAGAGAAAATCAAGTAAAACCAATTCTTAAGCGGGAAAAGATGGCGCATTACCTAATCCTTGCATTAGCGTTCTCGGATGCTACTAACGAGCTGTTACACATGATTGACGAGAGCAATCTAAAGTATAAGTTCAAAAGCAACTTCAAGAATGTAAAGAAGCACACAAGGGATATTGTAGAAGAATTTTACAGAGTGAATAAAGCCGACACTCAACTCCTTGAAGCATTTAAGTCTTATGCGGATGATATATCGGAAATCGTGTATCTACATTTGGATAGTATTAATGAGAATAATAAACAATAGCAAAACGATTAAAAAACATACAAAAATGAATAAAACAATTCAAGAACTCGTCCCACTTATCCAAGAGTGGGCAAAAGAAAGGGGGATATTTGAGAAAGGAAATGTATTAAATCAACTTTTTAAATCAAGAGAGGAGTTTAATGAGCTTGTAGAGGCTTATTTTACAAATGATAAAGAAGCTCTAATAGATGCAATTGGTGATTTACTCATCGCTCTTATAAATGTGCATTTTTTCTATGAAAAGAGCCAGAAAGATTTTGTACTCCCTTTTGAAATGTATTACTTAAGTTCAATTAATAATATGAAACATATTATACCGCAAAGAGAACAAACCCCTTTTGGAATGATAAAAAGATTAAATGTTCTAATATTTAATTTTTTAGAAGATATTGATTCTGAATACTTATATAAGAAGAATTTAAAAAAAGTTCTTTTTGTTGTATATTTATTGTGTGAATATAGTAATTTAAACCCTATTGAGTGCTTAAATATCGCCTACAGCGAGATAAAAAACAGAACTGGAAAAATGATTAACGGTAAATTTGTGAAGAATGAAAAATAAAAAATACACCTTTTGCAAAATATTAGATCTTGATGATAAGCAAATTCTTATTCGGAAAGATTATTGTGAGGAAGATCTTTACAAAATTAAAGTATCTACCTTTAATGGAGAGATATTAAGCTCTTTTTTCTTTGGTTATATAAAAGAGGAAGAAGCAGATGAATGTTTTGATTCAATGACAGAAGAAGAAGTATTAAGATATTTAAAAAATATAGATACAAAAGAGAACAAAGATGAAAAATAACAACTACCCAAATTGGCTTGTCCCATTGGAGATAGCGAAAGAACTCAAAGAAATAGGGTTTCATGAGCTTGTGCAAAATTCTTATTATTCTAATAAAGGAACAGAACGTATTCTTTCAAGCACGTTACGTTTAGAAAAAAAATCATTAGCTGATGCAAATATACTTAATTTTCTTGTTTCACTCCCCACTTGGGAACAAGTCTTTGAGTGGTTCAGAGAGAAAGGGTTTGATAGTTACATTAGATTAGAGAGTCACGCTCATTTTGATGAGGGTAATTACTATTATTTTGAGATTACAGAGCCTAATCTATGTCAATTAGATTGGCAAGGTGATTTTGACGATTACAATGAAGCTCGTGAAGCACTCGTAAAAGCGCTCATACGAACCTATAAAAACGAACAACTATGAATAAAAAACTCATTGTCCTATCAGGAAAGAAAAGAGTAGGTAAGGACACCGTGGCTAATCTATTCAATGACTACACCCAACGTAAATACGCACTAAGAGCCTTTGCCGAGCCCGTTAAAGAGATAGTGTCTCAAGTAACAAGACAGACCCCCTACATATTAGACCTATACAAGGAAAGCCGATTAGTAGATGTCAATGGTATATCGAGCAACCTAACCATAAGGGAGCTATACCGAAATACAGCCGACTTCTACAAGGAACTACTTGGGGATGATATATTCGCTAAGCTAATGCTAAGGCGATTGGCATATGAGAATTACGAATTTCCAAGGGTGATTATTACAGACATGCGCTTCAAAGTGGAGTATGAGCAGATGAAACTACTTGACCCTGTCTTTATCCGTGTGAAATGCAGAATGGGCAATATGGATACTCACCCCTCCGAAACAGACCTTGACAATATGCCTGATAGTGATTTTCACTTTGTGATTGATAATACATGCACACGTACCCAACTCAAGGAACAAGTACAAACCATTGTTAAAAAGTTAAAAATATGAAAGTATATATCTCAGGAAAGATTAGCGGCACAGACCTAACAGAAACCCGCAAACGATTTAGTGATGTTGCTGACAAGCTCCAAGCATTAGGACACGAGGTTACCAATCCTCTTTGTAATGGATTATCTGAAACAGACCCTTGGGAAGCACATATTGCAAAGGATATTGCTAACCTATTGCAATGTGAGGGTATATACATGCTACAAGAATGGGAGGAAAGTCAAGGAGCAAGGATAGAACATGCTATGGCAAAAGATGCTAAATTAATAGTATTTTACGAGTAAAAAAGTAATGATTTAGGGTTACAAGGAGCTTATTTCTGTATCCTCGTAACCCTTTATTTACTTGGCTTTAAATCACAATTTAACAAAATGAGTTATATTTATTGTTGGTTTTATTGTCGTTTTTACATACGCAAAAACGTATGTAAATGTTACTCATTTTCAAATAATTATATAAAAAAATTGTAGGAATAGTTTAAATATTTTTGTACCTTTGCGCTTTGTAAGGATTTAACAATCTAATATTATATTTCAGGTTATGAAGACAAACCAAAACATGATTCGTAAAATGGGTAACTTTGATGTTATCCAACGTACTAAGGATGGATTTTTCAATGCTACCACCTTACTAAAACAATGGAATGAGTTCGTAAGGAATGTAAATTTGAATGATATAAATTTTGACCAAATCAATGAAAATTTAAATAGGGGGAATTCCCCCCATTTGAAAGAGAAGGATATTAAAGAGTTTTTCTCAAATAAATCTACACAAGAATATATAGGCGTCATACTATCAAAGGAGAATCTTAGTAATAAAAATTCTGTATATACAGCAAACAGAGGAAATAAAGGAGGTACTTGGATGCACCCTATGTTGTTTATTGACTTTGCTATGTGGCTTAATCCTTATTTCAAATATGATGTATTAAGATTTGTATCTGATGAAATGATTAAGTACCGAAACCTTGCAGGAGATAGCTATAAAATATTAGCTTCACATGTAGCGACTATCGTTCCTAAACAGCTTATGCCTATGGCTATGAAAAAGATAGCACAAGGGTTGAATTTTATAGTTTTTGGAGATCACAAGCACGCTATGCGTAATGAAGTAGGAGAAGAAAACAAGCAAGTAGAACTTTTCCAACTACAACAAAAAGTGGCTGACCTTATAGGAGATGATTTCATAAAGTCATTTGACGAACTAATAACCTACCTCCGAAAGTTATATGGAAGAAAATACACACCTAAAGCCTTAATAAATTAACTACAAAGCCGCTTAGTGACAATAAAAAGTAATGTACCCCTATGAAACACCAAGAAAGCACCCTACAAACCTCCTGTGTGAAATGGTTTAGGCTCCAGTATCCTAACCTCGTGATATATGCTGTCCCTAATGGTGGCAGTCGAAACGTACGAGAAGCGCAACGCCTCAAAGCTGAGGGCGTATTGGCGGGAGTTGCTGACTTGGTAGTACTGCTCCCACAAGGGAAGAGCTTGTATATTGAGATGAAGGTAAAAGGGAACAAACAAACAGACAATCAAAAAGACTTTCAAAAAATTGCCGAAACCCTCGGACATACTTACGTTGTATGCTATTCCTTTGAGGAGTTTAAAAGGATCGTTGAAGAAAAACTAACAACTAACAACTGATATACCATGCTTGAGAAAATTAAAACAGCCATTGAGGACATCACCCAAGAACCTCTGAAAGGGAGAAATGTATACCTAAAATTATTTTGTGGACTTGCTTACAAACATTCTTTTTCTACACAAAAAGAAGTAGCTGCTTTCTTAGATATTCCTATCACAAGCGCTGCCTATTATCGCAAGGAGCATATTAGCATGTGCGAGAATACAGAATACCGACAACTTTGCAAAGAAGTAGAGGATAAAATATTGTAATTCTATACCATTTTCATATTAGTTTATTAATTTTTTTCAACAACAACACCACTCCTAAATTATAGAGTGGTGTTTTTTACAATTCAAAACTTTCATCCTCATAGTATTTCAGAATACGATAGGCAGAAGGTGTTTTATTTACCTCCTCTACTATGACATCCACAATAAAAGCAAACTTTAATGGGTTTTGTGCTGGATTAGATAGTATTTTTTCTCTATCATCATCATTTTCAAAAATAAGTCCTAAAGGTTTATCGTTAAGGCTTTCAATAATACCCTTGTTTCCTTTTTTCTTATCTACTGCCTGATAAAGGGTGAGTATCTGTTTGTGCTCAACCCCTTTAAGTTCTTTTTGTCTGAGATTTTCCTTTTCTCGTTTTAGTCCATTTTGTATAGCGTTTGCTTCCATTGAAGGAATGTTTATATTTATATCACAATTACTATTTCCTGCCACATAAACATTGAGCACAGAACCCTTATCTAAGGCAACAGGATTAATCATGTTAGAAAAATCATCACAATCACTGGTAGAAAGTTCAGGTTTATCTACTACATCACCACTTCCTATAAAGTAATTGAATACATTTTGCAAATGTCCTGCGAAATCAGCTACTACATTGATATTTTCTGCAAAAGGAATAATCCCAGATAATAAGGAAATATCAAACAACTCTACGATAATAGAACCCTTTCGGACTTCCTTTACATAGAGTTTAGCGTCTGAATTTTGCCCTTTCTCTTTATTGAATTTGTCAAATTGAGAAGTAACTGATAGCATAGAACGAGTTAAGGACAACAATTCCACTGGCTGTTTGTTGTCAATCTTAAAAACTAATGTCGTTAATTCTTGTTCCATTTTGTTCTATTTAGAGAGTACAAAGATAGTGAAAAAAAACTATTTTTTATTCCTCTTTCTTATCCTGTTCGTACTGTTCCTTTTGTTGCAAGGCGTCCGCTTCCTTACGTACAAGGTACTCTATTAGGTTAGCTTGCGACATTCCTTTTTTTTCGGAGAGTGATTTTAATAAAGTGATAAACTCTTCAGACACCCTAATATTTAAGGCTTTTCCTTTTATTCTTTCTCGTGCCATATTCTATTTTATTTTTTGCAAAGATACGTATTTTTTTAATGTAAATATATATGTATATACATTTAACTTTACACAAAGAAAGATTTATGATTTTATTAACTATATGTATAGCAAAAAGTCTATACTTTTGCACTGTCAAAATGAAACAAGAATATTAATTAAAAATAAAACGAATATGAAAGCAATAAAAAAATACACTGTAAGCCCTAATTTGAATTATTGGTCTTCTGAGGTAGCTAAGACATCTAAAAGTTTCAAAGAAAAAAAAGAAGCCTTACAATATGCAGACGAATTAATAAATAAAGGTTGTAAAACAACTCATTTTATAACAGATTATTATTTAAATAATGAGTGTATAAAAAGCGAATTTGCTCGCTATAATGGTGAAAAAATTGAAATATATAGTGTAACGAAACATGAGGTTCAATCGTCTATAGATAAAAAAGAGCTTAATAAATTTAATAGATTAAAATCAAAAAAAGGGGTAATTATTGATATAGACGAATCTATTAATGCCATCTTTCTTATAGATACAACAAAAGAAAATTCTTTTTTTTTCAGAAGCTAAAGGTGAAATAATATATACCAACAATCTTAATTACCTAAAAAAAATAAAGGCTATATAACAAAAAGACCTAAGCAAGTCTAAAAACTGCTTTCAAACTCAAAAAAAACAACCTAAAAATAACACGAATATGAAACCAATGAACAAACAAGAAGCATCATTAGCATACCTTACATTACAATTTAGCTTTGTAAGACCTATTGAATTAGTACTCAGAAACCTTAACGAGGGTATATATGAATATGGTAACCAGCAAGACATGAATTTTCTCAATGAAACATTACAAGATTGCGTCAATGCCTTGCTTAATGCTCTTAACATTAACCTCGAATGCCCCGCCCTTGAGGGTACATTTTCAAAAGAAAATGAACAAAAATTCATCAAGTATTTTACCTTGTTAAAGCAAAAATATCAAGAATATTCAGATGTAATAGAACTCTAACAAAAGCCCCGAGCAAGGCGCAAAAAGGCTCAATTTTTCAACCAGTAACACCTAAATCAATCAACCTATGATACCAACTATTCAACCAATGTTAAACCTAACAGATCTTATAGCTGACAAATACTATATCAGTACTATCTATGATGTCGATTTCAAAAACTATCAAACTACAGTCTTTGACATGGACACAATTACCTGTATATTCGAGCAAACTACTACCAGTTATCGCATGGCAAAAGGTAACCATCAGAGAGCATTAGAAACCTACGTTAATAAGGCAAACCAAATAGAGGCGCAAATTATCTATGAATACTCATATAATTGTTATGCTGTACGTACTACTTTGCCACTCAAAGGGCGTGGTATTACCAAATCAGAGCAAACAGAGGGGCTGTATTATGCCACTGAAAAAGCTCTTGAAAAGCTAAAATCACAATATAAGTGCGCCCCTAATATAGATCACTCAATATAATCAGTAACACCTAAAGCCTTGAGCAAGGCGCAAAAAGGCTCAAAAATTTAATAACAATATAAATACATCATATAATGCTAACATTAGAACAAATTCAAAATTATCAATCAGAAACACAAAAAATAGAACTTTCTGAAAGTAACTTTAAAAGAGTAAGAAAAATAGCTAGAGCTATCAATTATGGTCTTACATTCACTGAACTTATAAAATATATCTTAGAGCACGAAAAAGCTATTTTAAATAATGACTTTCGAAAAGCATTATTTATTGAAACATTATTTGAAGATATAAACTATCATAGAGAATTAGAATATCTAAGAAAATGCGATTATGAAAATGTTGCAAATGTTTATTTAAACTGTTAAACAATTAAAAACACCTACCAAAATGAAAAATATATTACCTACTTGTTATGATTACAAGAAGTTTCTGAATGAAGCTGTTTTAAAATTCGATATTTCAATTAATGAGGCAAGAAAAAAATATGGTCTCTACACTTATGGTCAATGGCAAGAACTCTTAAAAAATAATTCAAAATGAAAAATACAGATAAAAAAACAGTCTTTTGCCTTGCATGGCAATTCTTCAAGCAAACAGGTTACACCTTTTCAGAGTGCTTAAAAAAAGCGTGGGCAAATATCAAGCTCAAGGCAAAAATGAAAAGCCAAATCGTGCGCTTTTACTTTTTAAAAGTAGACGGCACTATCAGAGAGGCTTGGGGTACGATTTGCCCTAATATAGTACCAACTACAGAGCCCATCACTAACCGCAAAGCAAATAATACAATACAGGTGTATTATGATACAGAGAAGCAAGAATATCGCAGCTTTAAAAAATTCAACCTTGTAGCGTAAAAATACCCCTTGTTTTTGAGGGGTCTAAAATATTTTTCGTACCTTTGTGACAACAACAAAAGAATAAAAAATATTCAAAAAAAATACGAACTTTATACAAACGAACATAGCAGCCCATTGCAAGCCATGTCGTACCTTTGCCCTATATACCAAGAGGTATATAAGGGTCTTTGAAATAGTGAAACACTTACAACTTTAATCTAAAACATTAAAAAATGACAATAGAAGTAAATGGCAAACCAGTAGAGGCATACCACCTTATAATGAAAAAAGAAAATGCCCTTGATATACTCAAGGGTAAAAAGAAAGTAGAAATACGAGCTTTTTCTGAAAAGTACAATGATTTATTCATTGATAAAAAACTATACAAAGAATATCAGAAAGACCTCGAAAACCCCAACGGTTCAATGACTATTGAAGACACGCTTAAAGATACTGCTTATATCTATTTCACTAATTACAACAAAACATGGGAACTTATTGTAGAGGTATTAGATATAGCAGTCTATCAAATGACAAAAGAAGATATTGAGGTGCTGAATGAAGATTACGATTTTCACGATCTTGATAACGAATGGCAGCAGTATAAAGACCTAACAGAAGAAGAAATACCCATGTTTTATGGTTTAGGTCTTGCTGATATAGTGTCTCATAAGGGACTTATCTCATAAATAATACAATTAGTAATTTCAACCTAATAAAGGTCTGTAAGTGTAACATCTTACAGACCTTTATTTATTGTTTAATCTCTAAACCTTTTTAGTTATGGGTGAATTTTATGCAGTGCGTGTCAGTGGTGGTAAAAAAGAATACTATAAGACCAAAGCTGATTATCACGCAGGTAGAGCAAGGGCGCAAGACAGTGCAAGAAAACGAGCTGAAAGAGCGTTAGGAAGCGCAAGGAAAAAGAAAAAGCAAATCAAAAACAGATAATCTTTAACCTATGCTTAACAGCGCTCAGCAAGTCATTGAGCAGATTGCTCAAAAAACTAACAAGGTGATACTATTTCACTCTATGAGTGGCAAGGATAGTATTGCCTTGTTACACTTGCTATACCCTCACTTTGACCAAATAACCTGTGTATTTATGTACGTGGTGAAAGATCTTGAGCATATTGCTCGTTATATACACTATATCAACAAGAAATACCCAAAAGCAAGAATTATCCAAATACCTCACTTTGCGGTATTCTCTTACATAAAAACAGGACACTTGGGACACAGACAAAATGAAAAACAACGCCTTTATAACCTTGCAGAGCTTACTGATAATATACGAGAAAAAACAGCTATAGAGTGGGCTTTTTTCGGTTTCAAGCAATCTGATAGTATGAATAGGCGTGTAATGCTTCGTACTTATCAGGAGCAGGCTATCAATGAAAAGAACAAAAAAGTATATCCGCTTTCCACTTACAAGAATAATGACATAATAGAATACATCAAAGCGGAAAAACTCATCACTCCCGAAAAGTATGGCAATAGCCAATCATCAGGTACAGATATAAATGACCTTAACTATTTGCTATTCCTTCGTAATCATTTCCCTAATGATCTGAAAAAGGTAATAGCTGAATTTCCATTAGTAGAACGCAAACTATACGAATACGACTATGAAAGAGCTAAAACAATCTGAAACTATCACCATAAACCGTTCCCAAATCAACCTAAATCCTTACAACCCTAAAAGACACACTGACAAGGAAATCAAAAATCAACTTGCTAACCTCAAAAAGGTAGGGTTCAACGGAGGCATAAAGTGGAATAAGGTAACAGGCAACCTTATAGACGGACATCGTCGTATCAAAGCCATGGATATATACTACAAATATGACGGCACTCCTGAAACTGATTACCAAGTAAAAGTAGAAGCCGTTGCATTTGATATAAAAACAGAAAAAGAACAACTTACATACGAAGCACTTGGCAACACCCGTGCTGATTATTCCCTTGTGGCTGAATATATTAATGATATAGATTACACTAACTTAGGACTAAGCGACTACGATATAAATGAGCTTTCTCATTTTGTAGTTGATGTAAACGACTATATCCCACAAGTAGAAACGTATGAAGACCTTATCACCTCACAAGAGGAAGAAGCTACATACGAAGAGAAAAAGGAACAGGTCAAACAAATGAAGCAGCAAGTAAAAGAAAAAGCCATAGAGAAACAAAAAAATGAAGACGCTTTTATCACTCTTTCCTTTTCCACCTACGAAGCCAAATCGGCTTTTTGTGAGATTATAGGAATAGACCCTGACGAACGTTTTGCTAAGGGTGAAACTGTCCTTAATATGATAGAATAATTTAACACTTTGAACAATCTATTATGAAACCTAATACAAATAAACCAAGCTTAAAAAAATTTGCAGAAATAGCAGAGAAATCAGGCGGGAATATATCCACAATAGCAAAAACTTTCAAGGTAAGCCGTACGACAGTATATCAGTGGGCGAAGGAAGATCCGAGCTTTCAAGATGTTATAGACGACCAAAGAGGAAGAATATTAGACGAGTGTATCGCTACATCAAGGGTGTTAGCTCGAGGTATTCCTATATTGGATGAAAACAAAAAAATAGTAGGATGGGAAGAGCGCCCAGATGGTCAAATGGTTCGTTATCTAATGAGTACGTTAGGTCGTAAAGAAGGATTTGGCGAAAATATAGATGTAACCACCGCTGGCAACCCCCTATCTCAAGGGATCACTATTGAAGTAATAGACAAGCGAGAACAAGTAAGAGCTGATGAGGATACAGACAACTAACATATACACCAAGGTTGATAAAGCCATTTCGCAAGGATATACCACAGTATCGGCTCAAGGGAGTAGCCGTAGTTCTAAGACATACAATATCCTTATTTGGCTTATCATCTATTGTTTGACTAATCCAAACACCCGCCTTTCTATCGTTCGTGCTACCTTGCCTGCTCTTAAAGGGTCTGTGTTTATTGACTTCAAGGAGATATTGTATAAGATGAAAGTCTTTGACGAAAACTGCCTTAACAAGTCTGAAATGATATATACCTTTCCTAATGGCTCCTGGGTAGAGTTTTTCTCCACAGACAGTGAGCAGAAGCTCCGAGGTAGGAAGCGGGATATATTATATGTAAATGAAGCCAACGAACTCAAATTTATAGAGTTTCAGCAGCTGAAAATGCGTACTACCAAATTTGCTATTGTGGATTATAACCCGTCCTTTTCAGACGATCACTGGCTTTGCGAGCTTAACAAAGACCCTCGTACCTATCACTTTATATCCACCTATAAGGATAACCCATTCTTGGAACAAACGATTATAGACGAGATAGAGAGCTTACAGCATAAAAACCGCTCCTTATGGCAGGTATATGGATTAGGCCAACAAGCAATGATAGAAGGGCTTGTTTTTGAGAAGATAAGCAAGGTTACAGATATTCCTATTTGGGCAAAGAAACGATATTTAGGGCTTGACTTTGGATTTACCAACGACCCTACCGCTATCGTGGAAGTGGCTTTTTTGGATAACAAGGTATATCTTGACGAGGTATGTTACCAAACCCATATGCTTACAGCAGACATCACCCAAGCCATCCGCTCGTATCGCAATTATAAGATTATATCCGAGAGTGCGGACCCTCGATTAGTGAAGGAAATAAAGAATGCTGGCTATAACATCACCGCGGTAACCAAAGGGCATGGCTCGGTTATGGAAGGGCTTACCAAGATGTTAGAGTATGAAGTATGTATCACCCAAAGGAGTGAGAACATCATCAAAGAGTTCAAGAATTACACCTATGCACAAGATAAAAGTGGTGCTTTCCTCAATGTACCGATTGACGCATTTAACCACGCTATCGATGCCGTAAGGTATGTATTTTTAGAGGAAGTACTGGGACGTAATCGTAAACCAAAGGATTTAACAGGTATATTTTACTAAATGAAAATCAATAATACAGACATACAGACCTTACATGCTAAGTTGGTAGAGGGGTCATTAGCCAGCTTGCTGTCCTATCCAGCCTTGAAGTCTTTGAACAAAAATGACTGGGCGGAGGAAAGTGGCTCGGAATATGACCTTTCAGCCCCGCAGCTATCTGCTAAGGAAATCACCATACAGCTGTTATTGCCTGAAAGTCTATATCCCAATTTGGTAACGCTTCTTTCAGTTCGTGCCTATGCTGATTATACCTTTGACTTTATCAATCTAACATACCGCTTGCGCTTGGTTGGTCTTAGCAAAGCCCAAGTCAGTGGAGGTTATGTAACAGCTGATATTCGTCTTTCTGATGATTTTCCCTTACGAGGATATACCTACCAAGCCCCGAACTTAGAAGGGTATGTCCAGGTGATCCAAAATATATACATTGACAACGTGTCCTTTTCCAAGTACGGCGTGGCTATCTTAGAGGGGACAGACCAAGAGATAATCGCCGCTGGGAATGCCAAAGTACCTTATACAGCACAAAACAGCACCATGAAAGGGCTGATAGCTGATAACGGAGACGTGTTTTTTCAAGAGCATACGGCAAACCTCAAATGCTTTATGTATTTGCCTATTGCGGACTTTTTAAAGGGTTATTATGCCTTGTTGCACGACTTTACACAGCCCAATGAGCGCACCCTTTCCTATCAAAGGAAATCCTACAAGTGTATCTATAAAGACAGTAAAATTACCGAACTCTATATTGACGACCCTCTTATATGGGTCAAGTTTGATTTACAACTAACAATTATCTAAATACTATGCAACTTCATTTTAATAGCACCTATATAGATGTCCTCCCTACTGATGAGAGCTACCGATACCGCTCCATTATGGGAGAACACACCCTTACCTTATATTTTGCATTACCTTCTTATACAGATATACCTACTGGTGCATGGTGTGAATTTGCTAATGAGAGGTACACACTCAATCAGCCCGCTAAAATCGTAAAACATAACACACGACACTTTGAATATACCCTTACCATGGATAGTGAGGGGGTAAATCTCAAGAATTACAAGTTTCGTAATCCCAACGATAAGACCCTTAAATTTCCTTTCACTGCTTCCCCTCGTTATCATATTCAGATATTAGTAGATTGTCTTAATATGATAGATAGCGGGTGGCAAGTAGGTAATTGTATAGAAGCCTCTGAGAAACTTGTATCTTACAACCATAATAACTGCCTCGAAGCATTGGAAATGATAGCCAAGTCTTTTGAGACAGAATACGAGATTATAGGTAAAACTATTCATTTGCATAAGGTAGAGTATTTCAAGAACAATCCTCTACCCCTCCAATATGGCAAAGGCAAAGGCTTTAAAACGGGTGTAAGTCGTACCACAGAACAAAGTCGTATCACTCGCCTCTATGTACAAGGAGGAGAGCGTAATATTGACCGCTCTAAGTATGGTAACAAAGAATTATTACTCCCTAAATCACAAGAGTACATATATGAAGGGGTAACATTCCTTTCAGATGACAAAGGGCTATCAATAGCTATCAAGAATGCGCAAAATAACGGCTTTGTAAATGAGCAAAGCCTTGATTTGTCTCATATATATCCTAAGCGTAAAGGCACAATTACAGAAGTCTTTGAGGTGAATCACGACAAACACTTCTACGACTTTACCGATACCTCCATACCTCAAGCCCTTGATTTTAATGCAATGCAAATAAAAGGCGAAAAGATGCTTATCTACTTCGAAAGCGGTATGCTCTCAGGGCGTGAGTTTGAGGTACAGAAATACGACCATAATCAAAAAAGGTTTCAACTCGTACCAAAAGAGGAAGATGGCGTAACAATGCCTAATGACATATTCAAACCTGCCATAGGTGATGAATATTCCGTCTATAATATGCAAATGCCTAATGCTTATATTTGCGATGATAACACTAAAACGGGTGCCAGCTGGGAGATGATGAAGGAAGCGTGCAAATACCTGTATGAAAATAGAACTGATATGTTCACTTTCACTGGTGATTTAGACGGAATATGGGCAAAAAAGAACTGGGTAAATGTAGGAGGGCGTCTAAAAATGGGGGCTTATATCAATTTTTCAGATACCGAGTTCCAACGTACCCCCGTGGCTATTCGTATTGTAGGACTTAAAGAGTATGTAAATAACCCCTATAGCCCACAAATAGAACTATCCAATAAGGTACAAGGGCATTCTTTTGTTTCTGAAATGCGCAAACTCCAAAACCAAGAAGTATATTTTGGGGAACTCAATAAGCGTACACAATCATTAACTAAAAGAAGCTGGAGAGACGCACAAGAAACCATTAAGCAAATAGAGGAAGCATTTCCTGAATATACCAAGAGTATTGTCCCTGCCACTGTACAGACGATGATGGCGCTTATAGGTAATAAATCTACTCAATTTGCTTTTGTATCCTATAAGACAAATCCTATTACTGTACCTCATACACTCTATTTTGACAAGAATACCAAGCAAATCAATGCAGGTAGCGGCTGGCTCAAACATTTCACATTAGGGAGTAGTGATATTACCCCTAATCGTGATGCTAACAGCTACAAGTATTGGAATATTCCCGCCTTTGTATCAGGTAGATTAGATGATAAAACCAAAACCTATTACCTCTATATCAAAGCATCCAAAACCGCTGAAACGGGTGAGTTTATTCTATCCGAAAACAAAATAGATATAGAACAAGAAGCTGGCTTCTATCATTTCCTATATGCCACCGTCAATTCTGAATACGATGGTGAGCGTGGTATAGCTAAACTCAATGGCTTTACTGAAATCACTGGTGGACAAATCAAAACTGATAAGATAACATCTGGAAATGGAGAGCAGTATATTCAGCTCTTAGACAAAGAAATCATCATCAAAGCAAATCTCAAAATAACAGATGGCAACAAAACCGAGATAAAACAACTTATTAACCCTGATTTGCAATTATTAGAGAATAGACTCAAACAATATTCTAATGAAAACAATGCCAAAGGTGAGATATACCTAAGAGGTACAGGATTAAACAGACACGCTGCACCTATTATTCAGATTAATGGACAAAATATAGTTCCTGACAATTATAGGGGACTATATCTCGCTGTTATTCGTCGTTCAGATTTGCAAGTAATATTCCAGCAAAGTTATGATACTTATGGATCTACTGAAGAAAGAAAAGCATTAGCAGATAAACTAAATACCCTTAATAGTGATGTATTAGTTACATTAGTTTCAAGAGATGCTGCGTTTGTAGATCCATACATATTAGGTACTGATGAATTGAAAAACGCTCTCATTCGTTGTGGGGCTAATGATGACAACTCAAAATACGTTTCAAGAATGCCATACGCCTTTTTAGGTATTCCTAACATTGGCAAGGGTAATGGTATAGAAGTTTATACATCAGATGCAGGAAACGCTCCCTATGCTGAAATAGCTACTAAAATTATCAATGGCACACCACAAGGGATGAATAATTCTTTCAGTGGTATGCTACAAACAGCTAAAACCGCCACTGAAGCCTATGCACGAACACAAGCGGACTTACTCAAGTTACAAGCTATAGCAGAAGCCAATCGCAATGCTGGATTAGCTATTACAGCCGAACAACAAGCACGTATCCAACAAGCAGAACGGAACTTGCAAGCAGCTAAGGCACATGCAGAGCAGGAAGTGAGTAAAATTAATGTAGGAGGTCGTAATCTTGTATTAAGTTCCAAAGACAAGCGCATATTAAGAGGTTATACAGGTACATTTTATTTACTTTCAGAGCCAGTCAAGCCTAACGAGCAATATGTTTTTTCTTGTATGTCTGAAAGAAATGGAGCAATTGTTGCTTATTTCTCAAATGAACTTGGAGGAGAAAGACAGTATATAAATTATAATATTCAAAACGGTAAGAATGTTGTATCAGTAATTCCTAACAGAGCATGGAGAGGTATAACAATCTTTCACGAGGTTCATGGCATTATTCCTCCTCCAACATCATATATTGAACTGCTTAAACTTGAACGAGGCAATAAACCAACCGACTGGTCTCCTGCACCTGAAGATGTGGAAAACCAAATCGCTAATATCAACTCCGATTTAGAGATTATCAGAAGAAACGCTGCACGAATTGAAGCCTTAGAAAATCAGAATAAGGCTAACACAGACCAGCGTATCGGCAAACTTGACCAAAAGACTGCTTTCCTTAACGATACACAGATAGCAGGCAACGTGGTAGCCACTGGTACGATGATTGTAGGTAACACCACAGGCACACAAGCGGGTATCACTGGGGTAGGAAATGCTACTAACGAAGTTCGATTATTTGCAGGTAGTGAGTTTGGAGGTAGGTATGCTGCCCCTTTTAGGGTGTTACAAGACGGAACCGTATATGCTACTAAGGCGAATATATCAGGACAAATCAATGCTACAAGTGGACAAATTGGGCAATTTTATATTAATACTGAAGAAAATGAAAAAAGAGGTAGAATATATGCTGGGAGTAGAAATACTTCAGAGATAACAATTGGAAATACAGGTGTTGAGATTGAAAGTGATTCGCCTCTAAGATTATCTGCTTCTTTTGGTCATTTCAACTCAATGGTTTTGTGGAATACTTATGCTGCTCAAAAGATTGACTATACAGGGAGCAGTTCTAATATGATAGGTTCATATATTAAAATGAGACCTCAAAACAATAATTTAGGGGAATCTTTTGCGCAATTTATAGACGGAAATATATTTAGTATTGGTAAAAAATCCGTATTTGAAGACGGATATATTGGAACAGCCTATACAAATACGATTGTTGATAATATAAAATACACTCATACCTATATTTTTACAGGGGTTGGAAGTGGATATATGTATGTAAATTTACCTAATTCTGATAGGATAAAACAAATAGTCGGAAATAATAACATAGCATTTGAACTTACTATAGTAATGACTCATTCTGTAGGGGGAAGCAAGATTGTTGTGCAAGGAGTCCCTGGCGGACATATATTAGACAATGATGGAGGGCGGGCAGAAGGAGGAAATGGGTATATAGAAATGGCAAGAGGAGATGTTATGAAACTCTGTTTTTATGGGGCAGATTATTATATTTCCTCGCTAAGAAGATAATTTTTAATACTTATAAATAATGCAAATCATTCAACAAACAACGCGTATCAATGCGCAAGAAGAAGTACAAGGCGCTATCGTGGTGTACTCCTACGAATTTGAGAAAGACCAAACACCTCGTGCTGTAGCTTTCTCTGTACAGAAAAACATTCAAAACCCAATGGGCTACGCTTCCTATTTGTCAGGAACGGTAACTGAGCACGATTTCAATATGCAAAACACTAATTTCCAACCCTCGGATATTGACTTGATTAAGCATATACACGAGACTTGCTCGGCTCTTATCAAAGGAGAAAGCACTGAAAAACCAAAAGCCAATGGTAAGGAAAAATAGGTTTCTCGTGCCAAAAGGGTATAGGGCAATCACCCTATATCCTTTCATCTTCGTTCGTAACGATAGTGATAAGTACGATAAAGAGCTTATCAACCACGAACGTATCCACTTGCGACAGCAGGTAGAGACCCTGATACTCCTCTTTGCCATTTGGTATTTCCTTGATTTTCTTTTCAAGTATTTACGCTATCGCAATTGGGATAAGGCTTACCGCAATATCATTTTTGAAAGGGAAGCCTACGCCAACCAAAGCAACCTCGACTACCTCAAAGTAAGGGGTATGTGGTGGTTTTGGGAACAATAACCAACGACTAATGACTAACAACTAACCGCTAATTAGCAATGACACTACAAGAACTAAACGCCCTTCCTGAAAGCGAGCGTATCACCCAACTCAAGAAATACCCAGCCAAGCGCCCCGATACACAGTCGCTTATCAAGGATTGGGATTATACCCAGCACGATGTTTTTGATGAGGAATTACGCCCAAAGCGAAGGGTGCTTGTCAAAGAACAAGAAGAAAACAAAGATGGCACTATCAAGTCTCCTGCTCAATTCAGGTGGGAGGATGTCAATCGTATGGCTTTACCCTTAGAGCAGGACATCGTCAATATACATACCGCATTCACAGTAGGCACACCCCCTAAAATCACAGCCAATGCTACCGAAGCTGCCGAACAGGAGCTTATGGAGCTGCTCGACGGCATTCATCAAAAGAACAAACTCCCTTATGATAACAAGCGCTTGGTGCGTTCGTGGTTTGCAGAGTGTGAGGTAGCCGAATATTGGTATGTAAAACCTGCCAAGGAGGACGATCCTAACCCTACCTATAGGCTTAAGTCTATGATTTGGTCGCCTTTCCGTGGGGATACACTCTATCCTTACTATGATGAGTATGGTGATTTGATTGCTTTCTCTCGTGAGTACAACAAAACAGATAGCAAAGGCATACAATCTACTCGTCTTATGGTAGTGGATAATCAAAATGTAACCATCTATAGCAATGGTACCCAAATAGAGCAGTACCCACACGGATTTTCCAAGATCCCTATTATCTATATGAAGAGGGAACGCCCATTGTGTGATAAGATACGTACCCTCCGCAATCGATTGGAAATACTGCTATCCAACTTTGCCGATTGCCTTGATTATAATTTCTATCCGAAAATGGTTGCTTCGGGTGAAGTTGTAGGTGTGCGCAACAAAGGAATGACAAGTGAGATAATCCAACTCGAAAACGATGCCCAAGTATCCTACCTCACTTGGCAGCAGTCCCCTGACATGGCTAAGTTAGAGTTTGATAACCTCACCTCTCGTTGTTATGCCCTTACTAACACCCCGCAAATCACCTTTGAAGCCTTGCAGGGTCTCGGAAATACCTTGAGTGGGAAGGCTTTCAAGTTTATGTTTATGGGTACACACATGGCAGTAAGCAACCATGCCGAGACTGTAGAAGAGTTTTTACAGCGCCGTATTAACTTCCTACTATCGGCCATTGGTAGTCTTATCCCAAAGTATGCCCCTGTGGCCAAGCGGCTACAAGTCAATATAGAGATTGTCCCTTATATGATAGACAGCCTTACCGAGCGTATAGCCGATGCTGTGAGTGCCGTACAAGGCGGGGTCGCTTCTCTTAAGGAGGGTATAATATTGGCAGGTATTACAGACAAGGTAGAGGAGGAACTCGCACAGATAGAGAAAGAGAAAGGAAAGGAGATGTTTAATTAGCTTAGACTATGGACTTAGAACAATGGAATGAATATCACCAAAACCAAACCGAGAAAGATGTGTCCAAGCTACTACGCTTTTTGGATGAGGTGCTGAAAATAGCCGTGCTGTATTACGGATTGCAGTCTGTGAGTAAGGAGGGAACATTCTCTTTTGCCTTGTACCCCGTACTAAACAAGAAAATAAACGCCCTCTTTGAGCGATTTAACCACCTCTTTGCTCGTAAAATGGACTTTTATATCGACAAGCATTACAATATCTCCCATAACAAGTTCAAGGAGGTATTCGCTAACATACAAGGGGCAAATGAACCCTTTAAGCAACCACTAAGGAAAAAGAATGTGCAAACAGAAGCCATTCGCTCGGCCCGTGTATGGAACCTATCCAAGCAGTATCGTACAGAGATAGAAATGGCATTGGATATAGCTATTTCAGAGGGCACCCCATCCAACGAATTAGCCTCTACACTCAAGAAGTATTTGCGCAATCCTGATAGTCTGTTTCGTCGTTATCGTGATAAAAATGGGGTGTTACAGCTATCTAAGAAAGCCAAGGAATATCACAGCGGGCAAGGGATGTATCGCTCTGCTTATAAGAATGCCGAGCGTCTGGCACGTACTGAAATCAATATCGCCTATCGCAAGGCTGATATAGAGCGCTGGCAGTCTATGGACATGATAGCAGGGTACGAAATCAAGCGGAGCCAACACCCCTACGGCTGTGAGATCTGCGACATGATGAAAGGGTCCTATCCCAAGAGCTTCGTATGGGTAGGTAATCACCCTAATTGCCGTTGCTATATGACCCCTATTTTCAAGTCAGATATAAAAGGCAAGGAAATCCCTCTAAACCCCAAACTTACCGCTTGGATAGTCTCCAACGAGGAGAAAATCACAACCGCAAGTAGTGTGCCGATGTTTCTTTGGGGGATAGATGGTCAGAGTGTGGGTATATCTCAAAAGGTTATACAAGCAATACAGCCTTTTAGTAGGAGTACTTATGTAGCCTTTGAACCTTTCTCACCTGTGATTATTGAGCATTTGAAGAAGATAAAACACAACATAGATAAGCAAAAACTACTACAGGAGATCATAGATGATAATAGGGCAAAACTCATCTTTCAGCACGAGACAAATGGTGCTAAAACTGTTATATTTGAGCTACATAGGGGTAAAGGAGAAAGCCTAAATAATACGTTAGAAATAGCAAAAGCACTTAACGAGAAAGGAAAATCAGTAGCTCTATTACCTGAGTATGAAAACATAAGTAGCGCCGATGCAATTGTGGAGTTCAAAAATAAATTAGTTATTGCTGATTTCAAATTTATAACAAGCAAGAAGATTGGAACATTAAAAAAAGAACTTAAAGAAGGATTTGAACAAGCAGAGAATATTGTTCTTAAATTAGAGAATGGTAATACAGATCTTTTGGTGCAATCTATTGAAGAATTAAAACGTAAAGAATTAAAAATAGGAAATTTAATTCTGATAAATAAATATAATAAAATCACAGATCTTCAGGAAAAAGACATTAGAAACAATAAATATAAAAATATAATTCGAGGATTCTTATAGCAAAATAGGCTACTTTATAGAGTAGCCTATTTTGAATAATGTTTTTAAAGGTGAAAACTCGGCTTAACATCTATCTCTTGCGTATAGCTTTGCATTCCCGTTCTCTGGCGGGCGTTGCCCAAAAACTTTAAAGCCATTATTTGTATGGCAAAGGTACAACAATATTTTTAAATAGCAAAGATTTTAACAAAAGCCCCTTGTTTGTGGCTTTTTTTTCATTATGGTATCTATCATTTCTCAAATACAAAGAAAAAACAAAAAAAATACAAAGAAAAAACAAAAAACAAACAAACTCATATACATCTTATTTTCAAACCCTTGCGTACCTTTGCACATAATAATATCGTTTTCTATGTTCAAGGAAAAAATTCTACAATTACTCAAAACTAAGTACAATCACTTAGGGTTGAGCGGGCAAGTGCTTGAGGGAGTGGCGGCTAACTTGAGTGCTTACGTAACAGAAGAAAGCCAAGTAGAACCTGCCACCACAGGGGCTGAGGCTATGCTTAAGTTGTTCCAGTCTTATACCGATAATCGGGTCAATACTTTCAAGACTGAAAGTGAGAAGTACAAGAAGGAGGCAGACGATTGGAAGGCAAAAGCAGAGAAAAGCAACGAACCTACTCCCGCTCCACCTGCGGGCAATCAAGGCAATGCTGAAATGAGTGCGATTATTGAGAAACTCAATACCTTGCAGAATAGTTTTGCCGAGTTCCAAAAAGGCAGAGCGGCCGAGAGTCTCAAAGAGCAATTTGTAAGGCTGATGAAAGAAAAGAATATCCCAGAAAGCTACTATTCACATTCACTCGTGGGGCGTGATTTTGCTGATATTTCTGCGGTGGAGACCTTAGCTAACGCCGTAACAGAGGGGTTTGGCAAGCAAGAGCAAGAGCTTTCAGCACGTGGATTTTCTTACTCCAAAGCACCTGATACCCCTGACGATCCACAGAAAGAGGAGGAGGCTATTGCTAATCTCATTGAGCAAGAAACCGAGAAACTAACGA